GAGATATCAATCGTCTTTTGGAGATTGATGTAGTTCTCTCAACGCCGCGCGGTATCTGCGACGGCGTCCACTAGCACCTTTTCCCAAAGGTGCAAGGCTCCACGTGTGTGGAGGCGGTAGTAGTCAAGATCGTATTCCGTGAGGTTCTTAGTAGGCCTCGCTGGTAACCATTGTTCACCGGGGTCTGACTCCGGCGGCCAATAGTCCCAATACGGAACTGACTTACTAACGACTTTCATCCGCGGGGGCGCATCGGGTAAGTCTCGAAGAAAGACTTCCATGCCGTAAGGCATGGGCCCGATTGATACGCTTTGCGGGTGCTTATGTACACCTACGAGAAGGCTTGGAAGATAAATCTCATCCAGCCCCTCTATAGGTTCAGCGACAACCATCTTCCTAGCTAGCCTTTTAAGACACCGGTATTTAAACCAGTACTCTGAGGTTAGCTTTGGGATGGTCAGCTTGAACGGAACCTTGAAACCAGCCAAGTCGTCCTCAGCGGGTGGCACCAGATATCCTGGTGCCATGGACCGAAGAAGACGCAAGGTCTGATTCAAAGGGACTCCGCATACAGCTGACCACCTTGTAAGACGGTTGAAAGCTGAGTACACGTCTGCCGAGGTCTCTAGGCTCCTGATATAAACTCCACGGACGAATTCGCCGTTGAAGTAATCATGACCACAAGACTCACGGAACGGGCCGCTCGAGAAAGACTTATCGTCATTCACGAGATAACCGAGCTTCTTAAGCATTTTGGCTAGAAAAGGAAACACCTTTACAGGTGCAACTATATCGTCGCCGAATACTGAAAAAGCTCCGTCTGGATCCATAAGATCAAGACAGGCCCGAACCGCCGAAGACAAGAGCACAGTCATCAACGGAAACGTGAAAGCGTTTCCCATTGTAGAGACCATGCGTAGCTTCTCGATATGACCGTCCGGGAGGACGGCCACCTCGCATCTAGCCGCAGTTATCCATCGCTTTATTCTGGATGGAGCAACCACAGCTTGGAATAGAGAGAGGCCATTGCTGTCAGACGCTGAGGAGAGATCCATTGTCCCGTAGGACGAATCTCTTGACCCCAGCATTGCTAGTCGACGATTGACTGCCGGTTGTGACTCCAGGTTAATCCCGAAGTACTCCTTAAGTCGTCTCGTCAAATAGCCCCGGATGCCTTGTTGAATCAAAAGATTCAAAAGAGGCTCCGTACAGCAAGTTCTTGCTTCATCGACATTCTTAAGCACGAAGAAGAGTTTTCCTCCTCGCACTTCGGTGAACCCAAAACGCTCTGATCGTAGCTTCTCAGCTATAGACCAGGAATCTGAGTTCGAAACCGCCGTACGGTAAAGAGATATGAGACTTTCGTCGGTGTATGACATTACCGAGCCGAATAGCTTGGTGTGCCAGGTCCGAGAGTCCGCCTTTTGGGCGCTCCCGGGGCCTGGCGTCATGCCGAGTACTAAATCTTCATACTCAATACCGTCTGGACTCTGGGTTTGGAGGGCATTGTTCACATGATCACGAAAGTAATCATAGAAACACGCCTCAGCTTCGTTCTCGGAAACCCATACGAATTCCCCGTCAGGCAAATTCCTGTTCACTTCAAGAAACTTCTTTGAAGCGGCTTGAATCTGTTCCTGACTGGGTTTTCTATGGGGTGAAAGCTTCTTATAAAAGCTTTTCCGAAGCATGATCTTCCTGACATCCGTCAAGGAGAGATCAGAGGTAACGAAGTTGTTTCCAATCCCGAGGTCCCGGTCGAGGGCTTCGAGAATCGCAGCGTAATTACGCATGAGACACTCCGAAGGAAAGTGATTGAGAGGCTAAACTCTAAGTTTAGCCCGCTCCTAGCTATTCGAACCACAAACCGTCGTGGTTAGACGGTGCCTGTAATCGCCGTCTTGCGGATTTCGTCCGCAAGTTGAGCGAGAAGGCCAATGTGGAACGAGATAGCTGCCGCAATGCTGATCGGGTCGGCAGTATCGCTCCCCGCCGGTACGTCAAGAGACGTCCGAATCGGGAAAACTTTAACTGCTTGACCCGCCAGCGGGATCACTCCTTTTCGGGTGAGAACAGCGTAAGAGTTCATCGGAACAGAGGGCAGAACCCCCTGGTTGTTCACCGGCGACAGCGTCTTCAAGCTGGCCGGGCGGAACATTGTCCCGGTAAAGGGACTGGACACAGAGTGGGCAGTTACGCCTGTCTGAGTCCCTCCCAACGCGCTCACGTAATACTGCTTAGCGTTCGGTGCCGGCGGAGTGTCGGCAACGATCGTATAAGTAGGGGACGTGAGCACCGTCGAGGTGCCCCCCGTAACAGGGGAGAACGGATTGAAAGCCATAATGGGCTCCTAACAAGAAAAGACACTCAAAAAAGCCAGAGTGCATTGGCGTGCGCCCGTCGCGCGAAGAGCGCTGCCGTAGCATTCGCGAGTTTAGTGATCGAATTTGGATAAGACACTTCCAAAGTCGGGACACCAAGCGATGCTGGCAGCGTACGGGTGAATGTAGTGCGACGAAATTGTCCACTACCTGGAGCGGAAGGCGCAAAGACCCAGGAAGTCCGGGCCGCTGCGAGATAAGCCTTCTCAGTAATAGTGTAAAGCTCACTGATCTTCTGCATCCTCATGATTCGCTCAACATTGGAGGTGACCGTTAGGCCAGCTTCAATGATTTGCTGCACATTGAGGAAGTAGTCGACCAGCCAACTCCATGGAAGAACTTCCCAAAGAGTTGGAATAAAAGTTGTCGGGTTAAACCCAAGCAACTGCAAGAGCCTCTCATTACTACCGTAGTCAGCTTGAACCGAGTGGTTTAAAGTAACGTCATATTTGACTCCATACTCGATCTTCTTAATCAATTGAGTCTTGAACCCAATGGTTCCCGACCATTCGACAGAAGATGTTGTATATGAGTCAGATGCTTCATTACTTTTAGACCCAGAGCGTAAGCGCTGATTCACCGGACGAGGAAGGTCCCCGTCGGCTTCACCCTTCCATCTTGCTAACGCTTCTGCCACCTCAGCCGTAGCCCTAATTAAGGGTTTAAGGCCGAAGGCGTACTCTAGATAGGACGCTGCCACGATCCTGCCCCATGCTATACGTTTAAAGACAGTAGACCCGTGTAAGCCTCGAGCTGCAAGCTCAAGACGGTTCACGTGTCGATCTGTCAATGACAGTATAGCAGAAGCAGGCGCACCAAACATCCTAACCGTCTGGCCTATTTCGGCTATGTCGGGTACGAGGTTGACGTGCTCATACTCGTGGCGAACCTTGCTCAAGATGTTCGCCAAAGCCTTATTCGCTACGGACGTAGGGAAGTCTGGAACGGACCAGTTCGGAACGGGGAACGAATTGAACCCCTGAAATTCCGTTGTGTTCCACCATGACTTATCTATGTCCTGCCCTGCAACCATATAGGCCGGTTGCAAGAGCAACTGCTGCCTGGAAGTAGAGTAGGGTGACGCGGCAAATTCGCCACGAGCAATCTTCTCACGCCAATCAGGAACACTCTCACCTGTACGTGTCTGAACAAGAGATGAACGGAGCGGGGTTATGTTATTATAGGGATTACCTGATTTGGTTCTCCCTTTAACAACCCGTCCATAGTCTCCAGTCTGATCGTACCAGGTGCGTGTGTAACTCATGGCTTAACTCCCAAGTGGATTTTAACAGCTGTATAGCTGGACCGGACAGGCCGGTAAGAGGGTATTTACCCACCTTTGACCAAGGTCACCGTCGTTAGAC